ATCTATCATGCGTCACCTCCTCCGCCGCACATATTCGTCCACCTCGTAATCGCGGTCGAGCATGTGCATGAGTATCTGCACAGCCGTGCCGCCCAGCCCGATAATGATGCACCCACCAAGCAACAACCAGAACAACACGTCACACCTCCTGAAAACACGAAGCGACGGGAACGCTATGCGTCCTCGTCGCCTAATAGTACCTGGATCACGTCGTCGGCCATCTCGGGAAACGCCCGCGCCATCCGCCGAATAACCTCCCACGATGGCGTCCGGCGTCCCCGGAACCAGAATGATACTGCCGCCTGTGACACACCCAGGCGCCGGGCCAACTCCACCTGAGTCAGCCCGGTCTCGCGTAGTTTTTCCACCAAGTCGGTCCTTGTCATACGGCTTCACCTTGTTCCAAATCTAAGTCGATCTCCTCGGGGCAATCGTCGGCCGGAGGTAGCGGCATCCGCTTCGCAATCTGGTAGCGCAGTGCGACCTGCCGGTCACGGGGCCCGAGCCAAAACTGGAGCTCCCATTCGGCCTCCGAAACAGCATCCCGCGCGGCGAGGTAAACGGCCCACGGCACTGGCACGTCCCAAGCCGAGGTTACGACCTCGGCATCGTCCGGCACCTCGATGACCCAAATAGCGAGACCAGACAGCCCGTTGACTAGACCAGCGTATTGACCGTCCCAGTGGAATGAGCCGTTGGTAACGAGACGGCCTTGCTCGTCACCAGTAACCTCGTCAACGGTCACCTCCAACGTGCCACTCGGGATCAGCAACCCAATTGTATCACCAGCCCGTAGCCTCGGAAATGGGCCGGCGAGGTCTACGGTTTCCCCATTGTGGACGAGCTCCGTTCTGTTGAGCTCGTCGACTCGGATAATCTCGCACGGCGCGAAGTACCATGTGATTGCACAGTTTCCTCGAACCTGCATCATTCACCTCCTGTTTAGTATGGGCCCTCTGCCCCTAAATCCAAGTCACCCCGCCCCTCAGCCGGTGGCTCTGGTTGCCCATTCAACAGCCGCCCCGCCTGGTCCAGCTCGCCGATCACCCGCCGCTGGAGATCGAGCGCCTCCAGCAACCGAGTGCTGCCCGGTCGGTCCCGAAGCTCGCGCTTGAGACGCCGGGCTACGACCTCGGCGTATGAGTACGCCTCGCGCAACCGGACGGCTGCTCGCAAAACACAGTACTGATTCACTACCACCTCCTGCCTTGTGTAAAGCTGGCCGCCCAGGGGAGTTCCACCCCCAATTCAAGTACGTTACCCGCAGCGGTTACGACGGGGGAGCCACCCTCGCTTTCGCTGCCCGATCGGGGGACGGCCACGTAGTGGGCTGCTCTCTGATGCTGATAACTTAGTAATCAGCATCAGAATTGTTTGTCTTACAAATAGTAGGCAGGATTATCCTCGTCCACCGCGTCCTCGAACACTTCACGAGCCTCAGCCTCACTGTCGCATATAGTGACGTAGGACTCGTTCCAGAACCAGAGAAGAAAGTTGCCAGCTTTCTCTGGCATCTCTGGGAACGCATCGCGAGTGAAGAGAAAAGCAATTCCTATGACCCATACGCCATCATCGTATAGCTGACAGATGTCGTGCAAGACATACTGACACCTGTTAGCGTGGCGGCGGCACCATGCAGCAAGCAACTCGTCTTTCAGTTCAACCATAGTTATCTCTCCTTGCGGCTAGTGTGCCGCCACCAGTAGCGCAGGTGTCTACGCTACTGGCAGGCGAAACGCTAGCGCACTGTGGCTTTGTAGACTTTGCGAAACCCGCGGGCTCGGAGTTCGGGCTCTGTAAGCCCAATCGTGCCCCATGGCGGGTTCCCATCCCGCCAATTGACCCCTGGTTGGTACACCCACTCTTCCACGACCACGCCATTGCGCACCAGGGCAACCAGCCGCGGGCTGTTGTGGTTCGGATTTAGTTGCTTTTCGTATTGCCGTTCCATCGTTGCCTCCATGGCCTAGCTCATCAGACCCCAGGTGGCCAGTCCTGGGGCGACGGACCCGAAGGTCCGTTTCGCCTACTGACCGTAGAACGATGCTACGTGATCCTCCAGTGCCTCCTCGCGAATTTGCTCGGCCAAGGCGTCGATGTCGATATCGACGTCATAGCCACCGTACGGGTCCTCCTCGCGCAGTTCCTGGTACTCTCGCGCGAGGAAGTCCTCGAGCTCAAGACCCGCCTTGCGGGCCAGGGCGAGCATTTCGCTCGCCGACACGTAGTTCCCGAAGGTCTCTGACCAGTGTTGCATCTTACGCCTCCTGCGGTATCGTGTCTACCACCTATCCGCCGCCTCGATTGCGGCTTTCTCGGCTTCCAACTCCTCCATCAGGTTCGGGTCGTTTCGATGAAGGAGATAGTCCCGAATGTCCTCTGCGAACAACACGTCGAGCGCCTCACGCGCGTCGTCGTCGAGCATCTCGACAAGCGCGTGGTGGAGCAGGTTGACTGCGGTGTCGATCAAGACTGTCGTGTGCTCTCGCACCAGTCTCTCGCGGAAGCGGGCGGGGTCATCGAGAATCTCGTCCGCCTCGTCTGTGTCGAGTCTGCCCGCGTTGTAGATGCCTGGGAGCTCGGACATGAGCTCTGCTAGTAACCACGCAGTCTCCCACAGGTCCTCGTCGCGATGCGGGAGCCCTCGGGCCTCACTCGCGTAGAAGCGAGTGAGACTTTCTAACAGTGCATGTCGTTCGTTAGCGTCCAACATCTCCTGCCTCCATCTCCATCGTTCTACCTACATTATAACACATGTTTCGCGCTTTGTCAAGTCCTGGCTTTCAATCAGAACGACTCGGGGCAATAAGCCCCGAGTCATCTACATACAACCTGGTGCCATAGTGAACGCAAAAACTACGCCCGAACCCACCGTTTGCCTTTGGGCAAAACGCCCAGGGGTCTGTTCTAGGCCAACGAATACACTCGACCTCGAGCATTCCCCAGGCGGTATCCAGATAGACCGTGCCCTCTGGCCAGTTCTCGATTGCCTCCTCGACCGAGATTGCCCTCATCGTTGCCTTGCCCATCACGCCCTCCATCACTGTTGTGCCTACATTATAACATACGTGCTAGGTGCTTGTCAAGTTTCGAGTTTCACCAGAAACGTCTTACCCCGTGCCCTTCGAGACTCGAAAGCATCAAGCACCACTGGTGCTTGATGCGACTCAGTCCCAACAACCACAGAGTGAACCACTGAAAAGACCTGATGCCTGTTCCCCCGTTTTCTTCTTTTTTTCTTCCTTTTTTTCTTAGGCGGACACCCATGTCCGCATATACCGGACACCCATGTCCGCATATACCGGACACCCATGTCCGGTATCAGGCCTGGAATATAACGGTCTAACGGTGCGTTATATAACGCGTTACATTCCACGTTACATCCCAGGGTGTGACTGTCAGTCACACCTCTTCTTGGCCCCTGATGCCCGTCTCGCAGGTTCTGCGGTCAATGACGCCATTGCCGTTGCAGCGCAGATGCAACGTATATGCGTTGCTCCGGTTGGGGCCTGACCCGATGGTCAACAAACCAAGCGCTTCAAGCTCTTTGAGGATACGCCTAACCTGCCGAACCGATAGGCCTGTTGACTTGGCAATAGCGGCTTGGCTGGGCCAGGAGAACCCTTTCCGGCCTGCGTGGTCGTAACTGAGCAGCACAAGGTAGACGGTTTTAGCGGAAGGTGTCAGCGCGGGGTCGTGGATGATATCGTTTGGTACTTGTGTAAATCCATTCATTAGCATCTCCGCAGCGATGCGCATTTGCCGGGCTCCCCGTCTGCGGCCGAGGACTTGCGGGTGCTGCGCAAACACCACCCGGCAGCCATAGTATAACCGAGCCTCATAACCGATGCAAACTGGCCGGCACCAGTTTTTGCACGCGTGCTCTCAATGTGATATACTCTAGACATGTATGACTACTGTATAAACTGGGCTCGCTGCACCAAGGTTCCCAACCGAATAATTGACAACCGCGACCTGTCCCTAACCGAAAAACTCTGCTACATGATACTGCTCGCCCTGCAACAACAGTATGGCTGCAAAGAACTCATGATTAGCCACGCTGAACTGGCAGAATTCATGTGCCTCTCAAGACGTCAAATAGGTCGCATAATCAAAACACTCGAAGAGACAGAACTAATCAAGGTCAGACGTGAACCCGGAATGAGGAACTGGTATACACTCATGGTGTGATACTGCCAACCAGAAAGAGAAAGCCTGAAGTGCCACGCGGGAGACCGTTCTCCCGCGTTTTTGTTTCTGGCTGTTGGCAAACAAAAAGCGGGGCTGGTGCAGGAGGCAGACACCAGCCCCAAACAGAAGGAGGAGGAAACATGGAACACTATTCCGCTCGCCGTATTATATCACACAAGCGCCGCCTAGTCCACCATTCGCCAGCCGCGCGCGAGTGTCGCCTCGTCTACTACTCGCCAGTCGCGCGTGCTGAGTTTCAGAACCTTGTACACAGCCGTTCTCGGATCGTATGCGATAGCGTATATGTGATCGCGCCCGCCGCTGTAGTACTCCTTACGCCAAACATAGCCGAGCTGGTCGCAAGCTTTCATCGTTGCCGGCAACACAGCCAGCTCGTTCCGCGCCATCGCCATCTCTTCATCTGACACTGGCAACTCGGTCACTGGCGGCTTATCTCCGTCGCCAACGTCATCGCCCTCTCGCAGCCCGAGCATCACCGCAGGGTCTATCCAGTCGTTGAACGCGGGATTGTGACGGCCGTATACCCGCATCCCGAAGTGTAGGTGCGGCCCCGTGCTGTTCCCTGTATTGCCACTGAGACCCACCGCCTCGCCCGCCTGCACGTCCTGCTGCTCCTCGACGCGGATCGTGCTCAGATGCGCATACAGTGTCTGGCCCCAACCGTGGTTGACGTATACGTGGTAGCCGTAGCCGGAACTGGCTCGCACCACCCGACTCACTTTTCCGGCAGCCACCGACAGCACAGACGTCCCCTCGGGAACCGAAAAGTCGATCCCGTTATGGCCTGCTACGCCGAACCGGCTGTAGTACTCCGGCCGCTCACCGAACCACTGGGTCACGCGCACGTCACCACGCAGAGGCATACCGACACGTTCCGGTGCCGCCATCGGGTCGGCCAGATTGTCGAATTGCCCTGGTTGGAACATATGTGCTATTGGCCTGATGTCGAAACTTTCCCAGACGTTGTTCTCGTAATCCATCAGAAAGATGGCCGTGCCTTTGACCCTGGGATCTGTTAGTGCGGCATGGTATCTGAGCAGCTGGCTGTAGTACTCCTCAGCGCTGAGATGGTGTCGCCAGCCACGCCGCTGACTGTCTCCTGCCGTGTACTGGTCTAGCCCGCACTCGGAGATCAGGATTGGCTTGTTGTACGGGCACAGCCGGTGGCGGCCACACAGCCAGGGCCAGTTCGCCAGGTTCGTCGGCCCGGCTGAGTTCCAGTACTCGTGCAAACCTAGATAATCGCCGGCACCCATAAACTCGATCGCTGGCGCAAACTCTGGCCACCAATTGTGTGCGTCCAGGACTGTCCATGGCCAGCCGACGGAGAAGTTGAAGATGCACAGATTGAGCCCATAGGAATGCGCCAGCGCCAGGGCTCGCTGGGTGTAGTCCACCAGCCGCTTCCTGTAGTCGCTGCCTTTCCAAATCGGCGGCTCATTGTACGTCATGTACAGCGAGCCGAAACCTCGGTCTCTGTGCCCTGCCCACGCGTCAACGTGGCCCTGAACCAAGGCCGGGATGTTCTCCAACGTCTCCTTGCTCCCACAGTCGCCGATGCTGCCGTCCACCGCCAGGAAGATGGTCCCAGGCGACGCCTCGCGCCAGGCACGCACAGCATCTGGACTTGTGGCGCTCACCCAAAGCTTCACCATGCTCGGCTGAACACGTCGAATCGTCTCCAATACCAATGTCGGGTCATGCCGAGGGAAGATGAAAAAGCCAGGTCTCACAGTAACCCTCCTATACCAAATCTAACTCAAACGTCCAGGTTACCGGTCTCTTCTTGCTAACGCCGAAAAGCCACCAGTTGTTACTCGATTCCCACCCCAACGTCCGCAGCGCCCACTCATCGTCTGTCACCATTGTTCCCGTGATAATCATCTGCAAACGATTGATACGCCACATGCCACTTGTATGGAAGTGGCCGAGTAGCCCCACCTGCCAGCCTGTCAGTTTCTCGCTGATGCTCCACATCATGAGGCGCCGGCTAATGCCGTACCATGGTATGCTCGAATAGCTGCGGATGTCGTGACCGTGGTATAGCAGATAGCCGTGGTCATAAATGCGGGCCAACCTCAGGAACGGATCGGCGTGAATGTCCGGCAACTTGACGCTGACGCGGTCGTCTCGGTTCAGCATCATCAGGTAGCGATATGCCACAATATCCCAGCTCGCAGCCTCGGCAGACCGGCTTCTCGCGGGTCTCCCATGGTTCCCTGGTACACACTCCCACCGAACTTTTCCCCAGACATCGGCCTGCTCGACACCAAACTTGTCGAGCAGCCGTGCCAATTCGACAGCCTGCTCCTCAACGTTTGTGATTGCCTGGTGATGCGGCTGGGTCGCATAAATGTCCGAGCCGTCGTTGGCATCGCCCAGGCAAGCAATAACCAACTCGTCGAATTCGTAAGCGCTCGTAAGCGCTCAAGACGCTTGCTCAGCTGGTTCAGGCGTTTGCGGAACACGTCCGGATCGTAAGAGCTCGTTGCCTTGCCGAAATGCAGGTCACTCATCACTAGCACTGCGGTTTCGCGTTGTTTTGGCATCTGTGCCTCTCAGAAGCTCGACTAGTTGCTTCTCAAAATGTCGCCAATAGGCCAGCTCATACGCCTCGTCGCCCGAACGTTCCCAGCCGCCCGAATACCACTTGAGCGCTAAGCGCAAGCGCTCCGTCGAGCTCCACGTCGGATGCAACTCAGCAGCATGGGCCAGGTTCTCGTGCAGGATGCGCGCACTCCAGTCGGCGTTGACTTCAGCATCCAGTAGTTCCTCGCTACTGGGGCGATATGCGAAAGTGGTGCTGTAGTCACTTGGGATAACCTGCCCGAGGCCGGTAGCGCCTGAATACGGGTTCACGGCGCCTGCATCCCAGCGTGATTCGAGCCACCAAAGCGCCAACAGCTTCAGCGAGGCAGCCAATATGCCAGCCATGTGTGCCTGCGCGGCAGCGTCAGCAATTGGCCGCAACTCCTCGTAGGTCATTGTGATCGAGCTGCCCCTGCAATGCCAGAAGCCAGCATCTCTACTCTGTCAGCCAAATCTAGTAACACAGCGTGTAGGAATCCTACGTAGCCAACCAGGCATATCTGTCAGGTGCTCCATGGCCACTCATAAGCGAACCTTATAGCCCCAAACGCGGCCATAGACAATCTTGCCACTTGCTAGATCCATTGCACGGAACAGTACTTGATCGCCTTCCCTGAGCACAAATTCGCCGGCTTGTGAGGCTCGAACATATTGTGCGACCGAATCTTCCCACAACAGCTCTGTAGCAGAATCCGAAGTGAACAATGCAATCCGCAAGTTTCGCGCCGTAGGGTCATTATGATAAACAGCAGCCGCTTGCAAAATGTAAAGGTAACCGGCCGGCACAGCGGCGGTATAAGCATCTGTGAGACTGGTGCCGGTGCTGGTCTCATCTACACTCTCAGCCCACCGATCATGGTATGCTCCAAACGGCCCCGCGAACACACCGCCGTTGTAGTCTCCTCGGACGGGATTCCAGTCATCATTGCTGTCTTTCACATAACCCTGGCACAGCGCCTTTATCCTGCCCAAGGCATCTATGACCTTGCTCATGACTCCTCCGCGCCGCTGATAGTGTAGTCAACCTCACTAGCGTTCGTTGCATAACCGCGGATTGCATCCCCTGCGTCAAGCACAATGCTTTCGTCTAAGTAAAACGTATCGCCAGCATCAAGAGAGACACGTGCTATGCGTCGAGATGTACCGCCACTTGGCTGAAGAAACAGATAAACAATGTTCGTGTTGCTTGCATGCGTGTTATTACAAATGATTGACTTCACATAAGCCGTCGTGTTTGCTGGCGCCGTGTATAGTGCACCTTCAGAATTTGGCAATTGGCCGTCTGCGAGCTGTTTCGCTGCTATTGTCATATCTTACCATCCTAACCATATTAGTGTTGCTGCCGTTACATCAGGAATCTCCCACGAAGTACCTCCGGCTCCGTCCGCAATGAGTACGTCGCCATCGGATGCCCCATTGCTGCTCAAGTTCGCTGCGTCAAAAGTGCCACCATCCCCAGTATCTCCGCTATGGTCATGATCTGGCACACTACTTATCGAGCTATACGTATGTGTATGTCCAGGGTCAGCGCCAGATGTGACGTTGGGGCCTTGCACCGCAGTTGTGGCGATCAAATTAGGTGCAGTCAGGTCGCCGGTCATCGTATCGCCGTCTTTCTCGACGAAGAGATTGCTGAACGCCGACGCTGCCACTCGCAAGGCGATCCGGCTGTTGTAGTCGCCCTCCATCCAGAACGTCACGGTCACATCGTTGCCGCTGCCAGTCACATTCGCATAGACTTTCAGCACCAACCTGTCCGTGGTGTCAACGTCTATGTCCTCTGTGACAGTTGCACTCGTTACGAATTGAGTCAGCGAGCCCGTCAACTCGTCACTTTCTTCGCTGGTCATCAGTAAGGTTTCAGTACCACCAGCGGCGCGCTTGTAAAGTCGCCAGTACAGCCTCGCAGTTTTGTTGCCTGACGCTTCAGCGAAAAAGGTAGCAGTATACACTCCAAGCGACAAGAACTCCAGATTCGGCAGCCCCGACTCAGTGGCAAACGACCACAGAAGCTGGTCGTCGCCGACACCCAACGCGGAAGAAGTCAGCGAAGAAGCTGCCTCGCCTGTGTGTTCAGCGAATAGTGTGTAGTAGCCCCCGATGTCGGAAGTGTTGTCCGAGGCAAAAAAGTCCCATGTAGCCGCAGCTACAGCCATGTCTACGTAATATTTTGTGGCAGCGTCCTGCTGGCTCGTAGGGTCGCTCACATCAATGACGCGGTTATCGTTCATCGTAAGGATACCGCTGATGCTCAGCCCTTTGCCGAACGCGAAACGGTCTTCCGACTCATCCCATGTCATCTGGGGGTCGCCAGCGACATCGACATCCAGAAGGACCAAGTCCTCGTCGCTGCCGCTGCCGATCTGGAGTTTGCCGCTACGAAACGTCCACGTGCCGGTAATTATCTCGTTGTCAGCCCGACGCGTGTAAGCCGAGAGGTCGGCCTCGCTCGTAGTGGAGCTTACCAGTATGCGTGAGCCGGCATCGCTGATTGGGCTGTCTATCTCTCGCCGTAACCTGTATTTGCCGCTATCTCCACGCCTACGAATCATCGTAATCCTCGTATGCAAACAAAAGATGCCCGCTGTCGTCCTCGATGGTATATTCCATGCCGTAGTCCAGCCAGGTCACGTCATCCAAGTCAAGTGTTGTGCTGGCCCCGCTCGTATCCCCAAGCACCTTCTCGTAAGTGCCGCTGGCATCTTTCAGTTTCACAGAACCGTTCTCCGCGGCGTAGCGCAGAAAGCGCCAGCGATGGTACGCACGCACTTTGTGGTCGTAATACCGATAAGTGCTGATGCCGGTGCCACCATCGTCTGCATCGGCATGGCCTGACCCAGGCGGGAGCAGCAAGTACGTAGCAAACTCGTGTTCGGGCCAGATCGGGCTCTCGCTGCCGCTGTCGTCCTTGCAATCGTCCAGAGAAGACTTGATCGTGTTCAGTTGGGCCGCCGTTGGCTGGTCGTCGACTGAAAACGTGGTTGGCGTATTACTTCGTGTAACGCCAGGCAGGTCGTAGAGATAGATGTCGTTGACTGTGACGCGAGCATCGCCGCCGCCCGTCCGGTCTATGCCAACCTCGATCTGGTAACGTGTGCCTTGCGTAAGCCCTAATCCGCTCAGGTCGGTACTGCTTTGGTCGTTGCCGTCTGCGGTCAGGTCTATCAGCGCTGCGCCACCATTCAGCCGCGAGCCGGCACTGGGATACTTCTCGTCGTCCAGGTAGACATAGACGTGGAACGAGCCGCTGCCCCCGGAAACTGTGAGGTCAGTGTAGAGGTTCTGGGTGCTCTGGTACACGAAAGACCAGCGAAAGAGCGGTTCGTAGGCGCTCGTTTGAGTGTGATAGGCCCTGGCCAATTCCGTGAACATGGCCGGCTTCTGCGCGCGTTCGTAGAGATACGTGCTGGCCTGGCGCAAAGCGTTGAAATCAGAAGCCGACGGTTCATTGCCGGCGCCATCGGCAAAGGTCGGCAATGTCGGCCATGACGTGAGACCAGTAGTGCCGCTCAGGTAGGCCCTGTAGATGTTCGCCGTGCTCGTCCCACCGGTGCCGGTGATGACAAACTTCAGCCGGATTGTGCCGTCGCTCGGCAGGCTCCAGCCTGAGGTGTCGTAAGCCTTGTTTTCAGCGCCGTCGAACCATTGCGCCGCCGCGCCAGTGTCTTGCGCGACCTGTGTCCAACCACCGCCCGAGTTGTAGTAGTACAGCGTCGCCGTGTCGGCAGCGTCGTAGAGGTCAATGTAGGCGCTGAAATTCAGGGTTGGGTGCTCGGTACGGCTCCGCGTTTCAGCTTGCCACACCGTAAGCGTGCTCGTGGTTTGCCCAAACGCCTGGCGCTGGAGGTATTGCCTGGCATGAGCCTGGCCATAGGCCCAGTTCGCTCGACGCACCAGGAGGTTGAGCCAGGTGTCTGCCCCGAGATACTGACCATCGGCAACAGCCCGCAACGTTGGCCACGTGTGTTTCACCAGATAAGCCTCCCGCTGCTTGTCTGCGATGTCCCGATCTTGAAGTAGGCGCTGTCGTCGTAGGCGAAAAAGGAACTGTAGTCGACGGCATCGATGTCCATCTGGTACGCTGGCCCAAATCGGTGGCGTATTCCGATCACAATGGCGACTGTGTCGATTGTCGTGTTCGCCCCCTGAACCGTTATTTTGTCGCCCAACTCAATCTTCGGGTTGCCAGGTAGCCCGACCAAATGCATCACGAGCGGCTCGGTCTTGAGCCGTTGCGCGTTCATCTCAGCCACGACCTTGGCCTGCTCGTGCAGTTGTATGTACCAGTTGCCACGAATCTCGAGCTTGCGCTCCTCAACTGAGCCTGCCTTGCTATCCGGATCGGCTTGGTACGTCTCGGTCGGCCTGCCCTCCAACGCTCGGCCGATGACATCAAACTTCGTGATCCATGCTTCGTGCCGCGTGTTAGCGTTCGTGAACTGGACTTCCCACGACTGTGCGTTCGTCGGCGTGGCGCTGTCCAGGCTGATGTCGCTGCTGATGTCTTCGCCACCGGCAGTAACTGCTACCAGATCGTAGCTGTCGAAACTGGCCAAGGGGAACCGGAAACGGAGAGTTCGTGTAACACTACTATTGACCGGAACCGGTATCGGCTGGCGCAACGAGAATACAGTGGCGTCCTGGCTCTCGGCTCGCGGTTGGTAGTCGACGACAACGACGTTGGCTTTGTCGTCGTAGAGGTATTCGGGATGCATCTCGGCGTAGTACGATTCGTCCCAAGTGTAGCGGCTGGATTGGCTCAACCAGTGAGCGAAATTGTAATACTGCAACACGCCGTTTTTATCGATGAAGACAGCACCGCCCTCGCTGGCCGCCGCTTCCTGAATCTCGCGCCACGGGTTGTCGTCGTCCATGTACGCGTAGGGCAGCAGGAACATGCCGTACTCGGTGCTATAGTCGCTGGATGTCAGCCCAGCTGCCGCAGCTACCGTCTCGATCCATGTGTTCGTCTGTACGTCGGTGCTCAGGCTCGTGTTGATTGTCTGGCGCACAAGGTCTTCACCGAGGTCGTGGCACCGTAGAGTCACGGTCTGGCTCGACTCAGCATCGTCTATGTCGACTATGCGGCCGGTGAAGATCACCCGCACGTCCTCGTCGGTGTCTGCCTCGTTTCGATAGCCGAGCGATATGCGTAGTTTCTTGTCGTGCAGGCCGTAGGTATTGGCGCGGCTGCCAGAGACGCTCTTGCTGAAACGACCGTCGTCGTTTCGCATTCTGACAATAGCCGTGCCCAACGGTGCCTGGCCCATGCGCCCCAGGCCAGTGAGCGGGTTGACCAGACTGCGTCTGACCTCGATGCCTCCGTCCAGGAACAGATGATCTGTCTCGTCTACCCAGCCGGTCGTGCTGTCCCACATGATTTCGATGGTGCCGCGAGGAAAAGCTGTGAGGTCATCGTAGAGTGTGTCTACGTCGACGCTAATGAGCGCCTCAACACCGACCTGGCTGATACGTCGGTCGCCGGTGGCATCGACAAACGCCTCCACGCCAAGCTGACTTATGCGACGGTCACCCGTCGCATCCGTAAGTACCTCAACACCGACCTGGCTGATACGTCGGTCGCCCACTACCGCACCACCACACCGGCTTCCATAGCATCGAGGTCAGCGGTTTCGAACGCAGCACTGTCGTCCGGATTCTCTTCCAGAATCTCTTTGTAGTAAGCATAGTCTGTGGTCAAGTTCAGGTCAGAAGCGCCATTGTAGTCCGTCCCGTTGATCCGCAAGTGCCGCTTGATAGCATCAGAACCGGCAGCGGTCGTCTTGGCGTAGGCAAACCACTTGATGGCCTCGACTGTGCCGCTTTGCGTAGTGTTGGTAAGCGTGTAACCATCGTGGCCATCCGGCGTGCTGCCATACACATAGGTCGTGTCGTCGTCTGGCGGTTGTTCATCCACGCATTCGTAATTCGATCCGGCCGAGGCTGTCAGATCAGTCGAGTTGCCTGCACCGTTCGGCGACAAAAGCTCGATGCCACCACGTCCTGTCCAGGAGTTGTTGTAGCTGCCGGTCGTGTCGTTGACTACAAAGTCGTCATAATGAGCATAAGCGGTCCCAACTATACCAGCAGTCGGGTAACCGATACGAAAGCTTCTTATGTTAGCTGTGCCACCATTGCATACATCGCCGCTATAATTGATTACCTGGACGCCATCAACTTTCACCGTCAACACGCCAGAGCTATCATGGATCACAACATGCGCTTCAATGTATTTGTGTTGATTGAGCGAAATAGTACCTCCCGAATCTAGTAGGGTATCATTACCCGTGCCACGATAGACCTTGAGCAGCTGCGTGTTCGAGTCAGCGACAAAAGACACCTGGGTAGTGCCACCGGAGTCGATCAATTCAAAAAGCGCATACGCATATGCCCCGCCGACTAAATATACACCGATACCGAAATATATCTCTGTCTTATTCGCTCCCAGGTCAAAGATAGCGTATTCGTCGCCAGAGTAATCGTCAATACAGAGTGCGTAAGTCCCTGTACGGGGATGTGAGGCGGATATAGTAGCGGTACTGCCGTAACTGCTACAAACATCCATGCTTCCAGCTTCGAACCCTTCCATCACTAGTGTCGCCATTATGCTGTCGTCTCCTCAATCACAAAGGTCACTCTGTGGCGAATCCCACTCGCCGAGGTATAGGGCTGGTCTTCCCAGTCGTACACAATCACGGTGTAGGAATCACTGTCCACCGTGTCCCAACTCTGGAACGTTACACCGTCGGCATCACCGTCCGCAGCCTTGTACGCAGCGAGCAGATCGTCGTAGTCGCTGCCGCCCACGTCAAACACAGGTTCCCACACGAAACGCTCGTTCCCAATCTGGTGTTTCCGTACAGTGCCATCAGCCATGCGCCACACCTCGTAGGCCGCAGTATCCCGCCGCGGCTTATCCTCGGCATTGAGCGGATTCACCAGTGTCGTGTAGCTACCTAGCGTCCAGCTCATGGTATCGCCCCACTACCCAGCATCTCACGCACCACGTCTACTACAATGCTCCGCGCCTCTGGCATCAGCTTTTTCCGGAGTTCGTCGCGGAAATTGGGATCATCAGCTCCGGTGAGCAGACCCGACTTGTACGCCTTTATGCCTCTCTCACCTTCGCCTGGGAGCACAGCCACGAGCGTCTCGCCGAAGGTAGTACCGTAGTCCTGAGCCGCCGTGCGGCTAGCGCCCTCCGTGTCAAAGCCAAACGCCTTCTGCACCAATTCACTCTCGGGCCCCAAGCCTGCGAGCTCCATCTGATCCTGTGCATAATCCAGCAAGGCCTGGAAGTTGACATCGGTGCTCAAGGCTCGCTCATAGGACCTGGTCAACGCATCCCACTTGATGGCTCCCCACGTCGACGGGTCGAACCGCTGGAAGGCGTCAATGAAATCGACGGCAAACTGTTTGACCTGGGCCGGATCAACCATACCCTCTGGCAGGCCGGTCATCTCTGCCCACTCTGGGAACCAGGGCTCTTGCATTGCCTTGGCAGTATCGCCCAACAACGCCTCTGCGCGGCTCAGGTTCTCGTCCCAGGTGTCGATATGTTGGCCGGTCTCGTCTAAGTATTTGGTCATGTCGAACGGCCGCGTGAACGACAGCAACGATTCCAACGTACTTTCCAAACTCTCGCCGAGCTTATCCACGCTCGCTGTGACATCATCTATCTGCTCGCCGAATCCGTGCGGCTTTGCACCCTGCCAGACATGGCCGGTTACACGTACTTTCTCATTGACCTCAGTGATGACTTCCAGCAGGTCAACGCCGCTCTTGGCAGTTATGCTCATGATGCGGGCCAGGCTGGTCAAGCTGCCACCGTATTGCTGCACATCACGCCGCCCGATCCGATACTGCCGCGCGAGACGAGCAAGCACCTCGTTCTGCGTGCCCATCTGGCGGGCCAGGGCTTTTCCCTGTTCGATCTCCCTGGCTTGGGCACGTTGCAACTCAAGAGTGGCTAGCGTTTGCTGCGCCAGTTCCTCTTCCTGACGTGCGAGTGCAGCAGCAACATCAGGTGCCACCTCGGCAAGCACACGCATAAGCTCTGTGTACTGTTCCGTGGTCATGGCAGCCAGATCGAGTGTCTGAACAAGGGCCATTGCCTGCTCGTTGACGCTGTTCAGCCCAGCCATAGACGCCTGATAGCTCTCTACAGACCTCCCAATCCCTGAGGAAAGAGACTCGATCGCAGCTATTACCCTGTTCACATACTCTTCGGTGCCTGGAGTGGCCTCGCGCACAAACTGGGCCATTCGGCCTGAATACTCATCGATGGCAGGATATGCTTCGGTTTGAAGCATATCAGTGTAGTCTTTGATGGCAGCACGGAGTTGCGCTATCCCAGCCCCAGCCATTTGCTGTGCCGCCTCATCGAGGTCGCCAAACCTGTTCTCAGCCTGTTCGGTGACCACGTTCAAGAGCGCCATCTGCTGCTCAGCTTTCGACAATTCATCTGCCGACTTGCCGATACTCTGAGCATAACGCTCGTAGGCCTCGCTGGCCTTGATTGTGAACCCGAGGTTGTCCAGGATCAACGGTGACAGCCGGCCCAAGCCAGTGACCAACGAGTTCAACATGAAGTTGAAGTCGCCCATCCCAGCCGCCGAGGCCGCAGCGGCAATCTGCATAAGGCGTGGCATCTGAGCGGCCATCTCCTGGCCCATGAGCAAGAACGAGCGGTTGTACTGCTCCATCAGCTCGCTCTGGGCCATCATGCCACCGCTCATGCGTTGCATATTCGCCAGGACCTGGTCGGCATTGGCACCGGTGCTCTCGGCGAATCGTGTGAACGAGCGCTCCAGGTTGGCCAGTTGCGCACCAGCCTCGCCAACATCCAACGCCTTCCGCAAAGCAACACCGAGGCCAGCCAGGCCACCACCGATGCCCGCAAGGCCAATCAGCGTGTTGATGCTTTGCCGCAACCCACCAACTGAGCGATCAACGCTCTTCAGCGCCGTGCTCGCACGATCCTGCGCGTCAATTATCAGACGTAACCGCTCAGTCCCGATCGGCATCCGGCTCTTCCTCGTCGGTTTCTATCAAGTCGAACATCTGTTCTACTGTCATATCACTGCCAGTTTGCGCCTTGGCTAGCCGCAGCAAAATGTCGATTAGACCAGGGTGTTTTTGCAAAACGGCCATCCCGCTCTTTCCCTGTTTAGCCAACGCCAGCGCCTGTTTCGCGTTGCGATACAATATGATCCGCTGTACCAGTTCCAGGTCTTCCCCCATCGCCTCCGATGGCAAGCATCCAAACGCTTCACACACTTCGGAGACAAATGCCTCGAACGGCTGCGGACCATAATGTACCTCGCTAAAGTTGTCTTTGCTGATCCGATACCCTAGCAGATGGTCTGCCAGGGACTCTAGGAATTTTTTGACTCAGTCTCCACGTCGCCACGACAAGCCGCCAGGAGCCACCCCAGCTCCTCAGCGCTCAACAGCTCGAACGGACGCTCAGTGCCGTCCAGCTCTGGCAACGGCCTACCCAGCTCGTCGGTCCAGTTCCAAGCCACGAGACGCTGACGCAGAAAGTCAATCATCTTGTCGTTGTACTGCGCAGCCAGCTCGTTGATACGGCGTCGAGCCGCAAGGCCACTCTCGTCGTCCCGACGAGCATCGTCTTCCAGCGTCTCGAATTCCGCACGCAAAGCGTTCATCTCGGCTATCAGTTTCTGGTGGCCGACCTTGAGCCCTGGGAGGACCTCGACCCACTCGCCCTCGTGAGGCCGATACTCGACACCATCAATTGTCACGATGCAGTTGTCGCTCGGAATCCGTATAGGCTTGGGTTTAGCCATTAGGACGTGTTCCTAGCAAGTGCCGAATTACCGCGGATCTCGGCGCTGAACGTGACAGCATCGCCCACACGGCCCGTGATGCTATAGCTGCCGAGGACAGCGCTCGTGCTGTCGTAGTTCGGATCGTCAGTGTTCGCCTCAGCGCCTGTCGGATCAAACGCTATAGCCACGCCGCTGTTGCCAATGAGCCCGAAAAGCGTCGCATCACTCTGGCCGCTTGCAAAGTCGGCAGCGCCGGAAAACGACCAGTTGTAGTCGTAGTTGCCCACGACTCGTCGCGGCCCAGTATCACCCAGGGCCGTAACCTCGGGCGTCTCTTGCGTCACATTCATCGTTATGTCGTTGACATCGTCCTCAATCGCAACTGAATTGACCGAAAAGTTGATGTCTTTAGCTGGTTTCTTCGCCATCGCTATTCTCCTAAGTTCCTGCTACTGTCCCCGCTGTCACCAACACGACAGCGTCTGTGCCAGTAAATGCGCTCACCGTCGCTCGCTTATACGCTTCAGTCGCCGCGGTTGTGGTCACTCGCGAGACTCCTGCTGCTGTCAACGTGGCGCTCATACCACTGATGTCCGCGTAGGCGTCGCTGCTACCATAGTCGCTCGATTCCTGGATTTTGAGCGTGATGCTGCTGAACGTGCCGCTGATTACCCTGAAGACCGCCTGGTACACCGTGCCAGCATTAGTCGTACCCTGATTGTAGCCGGTGCCGTCCTCGGTGCCGGTCACCGTCTTGTTCATCATGACCAGGCCGCGGCTGAGATGCCCACTGCCTTCGAAATCGCCGTTGAGCCCAACCGCTTCTCCGCCCCGGCCCACAATCGGCTTGCCGGCCAACCTCACTATAGACTCATACGCTACGCTGCCGGCGGCGTTGGCGCCAAAGAGTTGCAGCAGATAGTGGTCAGACGAATCGGACAAGAGGTTGTGGATAATCTCGTCGACGCTGTCATCATCGCCGTCGAAAAAGCCAGTAAACGAGTGCGTGTGCGTGTAGTTGGCCGGGATACGCCGAGGGCCGCTGTCGGACAGACAAGTCACGTCTGGCGTCTCTTGCTCGACGTTCATGCTTATCTCGCTGATAAAACCAGACAACGCATACTCGTCGAGGTATACCCTGGTGTTGACGTTACTCACTTTCGCCATCGTTTGGCTCCTCTACATCCCATGGAACAATTGCCCCGATCTTGAGCAACCACGGGATGTCGACATCATCGTCTTCGTCGAACGTGATCAATGTCGGCTCTTCATCGCTGTCCAGAAAGCGCCCAGTTACATCATCACGCGGCCGTTCGCTGACCTTATCCGGCCTGCCAGGGCCACGTTGTATCCGTATCCGATGCGTCAGCTGCCTATACACCTGCGCCATGGCTTACAACCTCCGCGTCAACCGCCCAATACATTATGCCCGCTATGTCTCTACTAACTACCCTAATCACCCAACTGATACCCTCGTTACAGATCGTATTCGCCTTGTGTGCCGCCAACAGCGCGCTGTTGAGGTTGTCGACCATGTCTACCGCATCGGCGTAGTTGGCGGCCGGAGTGTCCTGCGCCACCGGATTGATTAGTACCACCAGCGTCGCACGATGCTCGGGCCAGTCGCCGCCGGCGAACGTAATCGCCGCATTGTCCGTGCCACCGAGCGGCAACACGAACTGTAACGGCAAGTCGGCCGTGTCGACGCTGGCCGGCGGCGTGTTGTTCAACGTCAACTTCCGCGTGACATCGGTCACGGTGAGATTGGCGAGATTGGTGATGAAGCTCGTGTATGTCGCCATCAGAACTTCTTACGATACCGGCTGATGATTAGCTTGACTGTCATCGGCACACCCTTCGGCACCTGGATCACGCCAGCCTCAGGAAACGCTGTTGTGTCGAACACCTGAGCGTCTTTCTGACGGTACAAATAGGCGGCGAGCTCCTTGGTTGCATGCACGATATCGTCCGGAGGGCTCGCGCTGTAGGCCCATTTAGCACTCACCTCGATGGCGCTCTCGGGGTCATCGATGTAGGTCCAACTGAGACCGCTACTCGCCAGCAGCTTGATCCCGTAATACGGTGTTGTGTTCCTCGGCAGCGTGACGTAATAGCTGCTGTCTATCGTGTCGCCGTCGCCATTAGTCACCGAGTCAATGCTCGCTGCTTCCCACTCGCCGAAGTACAAGGTACGGCCGTCCACAAACGGGGCAGCACAGTCAAAGTATTTCGATGTGTTTGAAGACGCCTCGAATGTGCGCCCCGTTTCGGCGTCGATGTAAGCCTGAGCAGCGTCTATGAGCACCTCGATCAAATCATCGTCGCCACTACCAGAGATGCCCAAATAGGTTTTGACGTCAGCCGTAGTCGTATATGCCACCTAGATACCTCTACGGCGAGTATGCAATGCTGCAACTGGGTCCGGTGCCGCTGAGAGCCACGTAGATTCCAGTGGAGACGGGCAGGCGTACGCCAGGGCTCCATTGGACGGTCTCACCGGTCGC